GAGTTTACAGACCTTGAAAATTTATATGTTGAACAATTGGTTATTGTTGATTTTATAAATAAAGATAATAAGGAAATAAAATTTTCCTACAAACGGATGTCTAAATCACACCCATTTGATATGATAATTGCTAATAAAAACATAGAAATAAAAACAGCAAGAGTTAATAGTAGAGGAAAATTCTGTTTTTCTATGTTTAAGAATAGTAAAAATTTAATAGATTTTGTGATAGTTGTGGTTATTGTTAATGAAAAAATAAGTCATTATTATGTTTTTGACAAGGAATTTTTAGGTAAATATAATGGTTTTAATTTTAGTGATATAAAAAATAATTTTGTTAAATTAAGCGAGGATGATTTAGTTGGTATAATTAGGGGGTGGTTATAACTATTATAATAGTATAAAAACCTTAATAATTTAGACATTTTATAACGCTTGTGTAAAACACAGAAAAGAGCTATAGTTAAAGTGCTTGTTAAAATATGTCAAATAAAAATACAAATTATATGACAAAAAGAAAACCTTGTTAGTAGGCAGTGTTAACTGTCTTTTTTTAATATTTTAGGGGCAAGATTTTCAAGCATCGCCTTATAGGCAGATGAAGGCACAAGTTGCCCGAAGGTTCACCTCCTTTCAACTCTTGTGCCTAAAATATTAAAAATATGGAAGAAGAAAAAAAAGATTTAGATAAAATAAATGAGGTGGTAGTCAAGATAAATAAATTATTGAAAGATGAGGGTGACTACGCTTTAGTTCCAACATTGACCATTGTTGGCAACCAAATAGCTCAAAGTGTTCAGGTGGTAAAAAGACCACAAGAATCAAAAATAATTAAGCCAGAAGGTTTGATAAAATGATTTATTTGTTTATATCCTATTCTTTGGGGGTTATTGTCGGTGCAGTTATATGTAGTGCGTTAGTAGCTAGAGTTAGGATAAATAATAGCGTTAATCAAGTTAAAAAAGAAATAAATAAAGCTAAGGGTGAAGCGAAGGTTATAGAGCCAGAAAGTGAATTAAGTATTGCTCTAGATAAAAATAAAGGTGAAGTAATAGACTTTTTATGAAAATAATACCATTAGAAAATTATATAGTAGTAAAAGTTGTAGAGAAAAATGATTTAATTACTAAAGGTGGTTTAATATTGCCGTCATCTGCTAGTGAAGAAGTTTTAATGCGTGGTGATGTTGTAGAAAGTGGAGTAAAGTTTATTAAGGTTGGCTATAGGATTTTGTTCAAAAAGTATTCACCAGATATTATAGTTCTAGACGGTGATAAATATAGTATAGTAAAAATAGACGATGTGTTTGGAGTTATAGAAGATGACAACGAAAGACCAATAACTTTAGAGCAAGATTTTGAAGCAGACACACTCCAGCCTTCTAATCCAAAATTTAATAAAAAATATAATAGATAGTTTATTTTATTACGCTATGACTGAATAATCGTTCACCAAAGACGATAAGGTGCAGGGAAACTCCTAAAGAGTGAAACTGGCATAGGACTTAATTATAAAATATAAAGACCATTTGGTAGTCCTATTGTGAGGGTCTATGCTAGCTAAAGTCTATCCTTCGCTGGCGTAATTAAGTAAATTATTGTAGCAAAATATATGGCTACCGAAAAACAAACTAGAGCTGTAAAACTCACATTGGAAAACAGCGTTAGAGATAAACCACTTACAGATAAGGAAATTATGGCTAAGGCTGGCTATGGTGAAGTGATACAAAATAGCCCAAAGCAAGTTAAGAATAGTAAAGGTTTTCAAGAATTGTTAGAAGAGTTATTACCTGATTCAAAATTGTTTAAAAGACATAATCAGTTATTAGATAAAAAGGAATATAGAAGAGAAGTCAATGATGAAGGTAGAGTAATTGTTAAGAAAACTGAAGAAATAGATACTAATGCTGTTGCTAAAGGATTAGATATGGCTTATAAGTTGAAAGGTAAGTATATAGAGCATAGAGTTTTAGATGGAGTAGTAAAGCACGAGCATAGTCAGGATGTTAATAACTTTTTAGAACTTCAAGCTGTAAAGTTAGAGTTTGAAAAAAAGTTAAAAGAAACATTAATGCAAGAACAAAAAAAAGAAATTGAAACATAATGCCAGCTTTAGAAGACATCTCAATACACGCTTGGTTATTAGAACATAATATTAGAACAGAAAAAGGTTTACCAGTTGACTTTAATAAGCACTTATTCTTATTTGAACCTTATACAGATTTAAGCAAAGAGCAGGTAATATTAAAGGCAGCTCAAGTTGGACTTAGTTCATTAGCAGTTTTGAAAGCATTATACTTAGCAAAGAAATTGGGAGTAGATATTATATATACTCTTCCTACTGATGCTGATGTTGGTGTATTTGTTGGCGGTAAGGTAAATCGTTTTATAAGACAAAATCCAATTCTTCAATCTTATACTCAGGACAAAGATACAGTAGAGCAAAAGAAGGTTGGGGATGGAATGATATATTACAGAGGAACATTTACAAAAAGAGCAGCTATATCAGTTTCGGCTGATGTGCTGATACACGATGAGTTAGACTTTTCTGACCAAGAAATTATTGGTGATTATCAATCTAGATTACAACATAGTAATTACAGGTGGATGTGGTGTTTTGGTCATCCGTCTGCTCAAGGTGTCGGAGTTTCAGCTGTGTGGGATAAGTCCGACCAAAAACATTGGTTTATAAAGTGCAATCACTGCGAAAAAGAGCAGTATATGAGCTTTCCTGAAAGTATTAATCAGGAAAAACTAATATTCCAATGCAAGTATTGTTTTAAGGAATTATCAGAAGAAGCCAGAAGAGTTGGTAGGTGGGTCAAGAAGTATAAGGATAGAGAGATATCTGGGTATTGGATACCATTACTAATTGCACCTTGGATTACTGCTAAGGATATTATAGAAAAGTTTAACAATAGCACGGAAGAGTTTTTTTACAATAGAGTATTGGGACTGCCTTATGTTGGTGCTGGAAATAAAGTAAACCAGCAAGACATATTGCAGAATTTAACTGAAGATATCAATGAACAAAAAGGCAGAATTGTTATAGGTTGTGATACTGGAGAATGGTTAAGGTTTGTAGTTGGTAATCAAGATGGATTATTCTACTATGGACAGACAAAGAAGTATGAAGACATAGAGCTGTTGTTAAAGCGTTATCCAATGTCCATAGCAGTATTTGATGCTGGTGGTGATATTATTGGTGTTAGAGCTTTAAGAGAAAGAAATCCAGGTAGAGTGTTCCTTTGCCACTATTCTCAAGACAGGAAGACAATGCAGTTAATACGCTGGGGTCAAGAGAAAGAACAAGGCAATGTAGTTGTGGATAGAAATAGAATGATGCAGTTTGTCATTGATGAGTTCAAGTCTAAGAGAATACCGCTACAAGGGGCAGAATCAGATTGGTGGGATTATTGGCTACACTGGAGTCATATTTATAGGGTAGAGGAAGAGGACAATTTAGGGATACCACGAAGAAAGTGGTTAAGGAATGGCAGGGACGACTGGGTGCACGCCACACTTTATTGGCGAACTGGTATGGATAGATTTGGTAGAGGTGATGGTGTTGTGCTTAGTAGTAGAGAAGAAAAGTTCAGTGAGTCGTTTGAAATACCACCAAATAAACGAGTGCCATTTCCAGCAATTAATAAATTAGTAATGCCACAAACAAAAGATGATGATTGGCGAAGAATTAAAACTTGACAAAATTCAGTTTCTGGTGTATACTATAAAAGTTGGTCAACAAGATGTTCGTTGTAGGTCTTGTGGAGCGTTATTACTAAGGTTATTAAAATTTACTAATGGGCACATACAGATTAAGTGCCAAAGGTGTAAAGAAATAAATGATATAAAGGCGTTATAGTTTCTTTTACTGCTTACCCGTTAATTCGGGAAAATTAGCACTGCTTGTCAAAAGGTCGTCAGCTTCGGCTGGGGCTAGCAGTAAAGGAAGCTATAACAAAACCCTCAGAGGTTATAGAGAGGCAAGAACTCCAAGATTATTTTTGGAGTTTTTATTTATGGGATTATTAGATTCATTAAAGGGATACTTTTCCATAGCTGATAAGTCAAATAAGCTAGATGAGAATGGCGAGTTAGAAACTGGCGTTATTTCTGATAAAATACCAGAGCTGACTTTAGATATGTCAGATGATGAGCTTATAGCTCTTTCTAAAGCTTGGAAAAGAAAATGGTCTGAAGAGTCAAAGGACTTACAAAAGAAGCAAAAGGAAAATCAAAACTATTGGCTAGGTAAGCAATATAGTGATTTGCAAGAGGTTGCAACTGAAGACAGACCTCTAGTTGACAACCTTATATTTGAGTCTTTAGAAACATTTTTACCAGTAGCAGTAAAGCAAACGCCAGAGCCTAATGTAGAAGTTGATGAAACTGAAGATGGGATAAAACTTTCTAAGGTTGTCACTAATAGACTTTCTTATATCTTTGACAATTCTAAGTTAAAGCTAAAGGTTAGAATGGCTGTTCGCTTTTGGGCTTTACATTATTTTAGTGCTATTAAAGCTGGTTGGGATATAACAGAAGATGAAGTTGAGATTCAGAATATTAGAAGTCAAAATTTAATATTAGACCCAGAGGCTTATATCATTGGCGGAAGATATTTTGGAGAATATGTTGGCGAATATAAAAAAGAATCAGCCTCTAATCTTATTAAGCGTTTTCCTTCCAAGAAATCACTAATAGAAACTGGCACAGGTAAAGAAGGTCTAGGAACAACTATTAAATATATTGAATGGTGGACTGATGAATGTGTGTTCTGGGAGTATAATGGTGTCATTCTTGATAAGATAAAGAATCCACATTATAACTACGACACTGAAGAAAAGGTAATAAAAGACACCATTTCGCTAAATGAGATTGACAGTGATATACAAGGTGAACAAGAGGAAACAGTGACAAAGGCTGGTAATAATCACTTTAAGACACCTCGTATTCCATATGCCTTCCTAACCGTATTTAATTTATTAGAACACCCTTGGGACGACACTTCTCTTATAGAGCAGAACCTTCCATTGCAAGACTTGATAAATAAACGCCAAAGACAATGGGATGTTAACATTGATTCTATTAATGGTGGCTGGGTTGTTTCTGGTGATTCTGGTCTAGACAAAGAGCAAGCTTCTCAAGTTATAAGGGCTGCAAGAAAGGGTGGTGGGTTATTTATACCGACTGGTAATCCAAATAGTGTAGTAGCTAGACTTATTGGTTCAGGAATGCCTTCTGATGTATATAATAGTTTAATAGACTATCGCAATGAATTAAGAGGTGTATTCGGTGTCACGGGCATTACCCCTCAAGGAATTAGCAATGAGGATACAGTAAGAGGAAAGATTATCACTAGGTCAGCTGATGTTGATAGAATTGGTGGGGGTGTAGCTGAACACATTGAGCAATTTGTTGATTATCTATATAACATTATTATTCAGCTTATGTATGTTTATTATACAGATGATAAAAAGTGGACATATATGGAAAATGGTCAGCTAATTCCTATGTCTATAAACAACCAGCTATTTAATGATAAGAAGATAGTTGTCAGTGTTAAAGAAGGTTCACTATTACCAAAGGACAGCATGACTCAGAGAAGCGAAGCTATTGACCTTTGGGGTGCTGGTGCTGTTGACCCATTGACATTATATGAAAAACTAAACTGGTCAGACCCAAAGAAAGCAGTAGAAAGACTTGTCACTTGGAATGGCAACCCTATGGGCTTAGTAGGAGATAATCAGCCTCAGCCTATACAGCCTCAACCAAGTCAAGATATATTAAATCAAATACCAATACAATAATATGATGAAAAAATTAGTAAAACCAATTGGCAGGCAGGCTAGTGGTGTGTTTCCAAAACAGACCCAGAAAGGCGGAGGAAAGTCTATTCAATTAAAAGTATTAAATAAGCAGAAATAATATGGCAAAAAAAGAACAAATGGTTGAGATGGAAAAGATGAAGCCAACTATTCGTCTGACC